GTATAGCGCTGACGGTAGGTTACAAGACTGGCTCAACTTCCCAACTCAACCCCCGATTTGTGGCGGAAATGATGGGCTTTCCTCCAGATTGGACGGAATTACCTTTTCAAAGTGGAGAAACGAAAGCATTAAAGGCTATGGAAATGCCATAGTTCCACAAGTAGTATTAGAAATATTTAAAGATCTAATATTAACAAAACAATATTTAAGATGAAATTTAAAAAAAAACCTGTGGTAATTGAAGCGACCAACTTTTCAAGAGAAACTTTTGATTTAGTAAAAGACTTCACAAACGGAACTGCTCACTCTTTTACGATTGAGCGAAGGATTAACGGAAAATATACTTGTATAATACCAACTCTTGAAGGTGAGCATATTGCCACGGAAGGGGATTGGATTATTAAAGGTGTGAATGGTGAATTTTACCCTTGTAAGCCTGACATATTTGTAAAGACTTATGAGCCTGCGGAGGATTAGTATTCACCACAACGTTGAGTGTATGGCAAGTATGCCAAGCACTAAAAATTAATAAACAATAACTTAACTGGCTTATTTGCTATACATATTGTTAGCAAATGGGTGGTTTTAAATAATTGTGCTGGAAGTGGAACAACTGGAATTGCTTGTATAGAAACAAATAGAATTTTCATTCTTATTGAAAAAGAAAAAGATATGGTTGATGTAATAAAAAAAAGGGTGAAAGATTTTAATAAAAGGTTTTATAACGGAACTTTAATTGAAACAACATCTTAGCACTTGCAGGTAACGAAAATGGCATGGTGTCGTGGCGGATTAAATGCACGAACCTATCGGATTAACAAAAAACTTAAATAAATGAACAAAACTTTAAATACAGCATCAAAACCGCCATGCACTTTAACCAGTGTTGTGCGTAGTTATTTTAAAAACTGTGGAGGTTGTGGAAAAATAACAACTCGTGATAGGCGGATTGAAAAAACAGAAAGAAACTTAAAAGACTATTATAGACCTATATGCAAAAAGTGTGCAATATGGTCAGAGCTTGCTATTTATTAATTACACACAACATCCAGGCAAACGAATTTAATTATTAACTAACAAGACCTAATTAGGCACTTTTAAAATTATGGCTTTAGATTACGGACACACTTGCCCCGACATTGATAGAAGTATTAAAGCATTCAAATCTGATATTGAAAGCTATTTGAGCAATATGTTAGATGATAGTTGCCCTATGCTTGAAGGTAAGCAAAAGGAAGATTTCATTAAGGATTATGTTGATCAAATGTATAAAGACTTTGAAAGTAACTTTGAAGATGTTAGAAAGACTAATGAGGATATGCGAAAAGAAGCTAATAGGCAAATAGAGTATGCAGAAGAAAAAACTTTTGATGCAGAAGAAGAAATAAAAGATTTGAACGCCCGTATTGAAGAATTAGAGGGGCAAGTTTCAGAACTAGAATCTGAATTACATGCGGTATCATAGCCTTGTAGCTAACTCATCTATAACCGCACAAAACAACAACCCTAGTAGCCTTTAACAACAAACAAAATCAAACACCAAAATGAAAAACATACTTGCCCTTGATATAGCCACTAAAACAGGCTGGAAAACCCGCACATCAAGCGGAACATGGAACCTTAAGCCAAACAGAGGTGAAAGCGAAGGAATGAGAGTAGTCCGCTTTAAAGCCAAAGTAGCCGAACTAATCAAAATAGAAGAAATCAACCTCGTAGCCTATGAGCGACCCGCAGGTATGCACAAATCTAGCATCATGGTGGCCTCAGAAATGGTAGGCGTCCTAAAAGACCTTTGCATTAGCCAACAAGTTGACATAGCCTGCTACTCCGCTTCCGAAATAAAAAAAGCAGCAACCGGAAAGGGAAACGCAAACAAACAAGCTATGATTGATAAAGCCCAAGAACTAGGCTACAATCCCATAGACGACAACGAAGCCGACGCTATCCACCTATACCTACTAACGGCTAAAGAAATCAATCCATGAGCGCCATAGCCGTTATAACCATAGCCATCTTAAGCCAATGTATTCTCGTTTCATTAGGCCTTTGGATAAAGCAAAAATTTACCAAACCACCTAACAACGATTTTTTTTAACCATAAAAACTACATATCGTAGTTTTTTTCCTACTTTACTACCTCTTACTATCAGACTAACCTAGCATAAAGGTTATGATCCAATGAACTACAGGCCGCTAGAATGACTATCTAGACGGCTTTTTTTTATCCAAAATCTCAACACCATGTACTCACCTCAACAACAATTAATAGCCAAACTCAAAGCAAACCCCCTCTCATTCGGTAAAGTCATTATGCCCGATATGTTCAGCGACAAAAGCCCACCATTCCATAAGGCTATGATCAAAGCCTACCTAGACCCCACTACTAACAAAGTAAACATCCAAGCGCCCAGAGGACACGCCAAAACATCCGTCATGGGTGGCATCGTTCCCCTTCACCACCTCATTTTTGGACCCACAAAAACCAAATTCATCATCCTAATATCTAAAACCCAAAAACACGCTAAACGACTCCTTCTTACCATCAAAAATACCCTAGAATACTCCGAAAACTTCCGAAAACTCTTCGGCTACTACGGCGAACACTCCGCAAGCAAATGGACAGACGAAGAAATTCACCTCAAAGACGGCTCCGTTATAGCAGCCTTCGGAACCGGTCAACAAATTAGAGGACTAAAAAATATACACCAACGACCAACCCTAATTATCCTAGACGACCCAGAAGACGAAAATAATACCAAAACAGCCGAAGCCATGAAAGCTAATTTAGACTGGCTCCTAAAAGGTCTTGACCCCGCCGTAGATATAAAACATGGTAAAATAATCGTCATAGGTACACCCCTTCACCAACTATGTATGGTCGAATCCCTTCGTAACTATAAACGTTGGAAATCCCTTCACTTCTCAGCCGAACTAGACCCCGATCGTAAACTAAGCCTTTGGCCAGAAAGGTATCCCTGGACAGAACTCCAAGCCATACGACAAGACTACGAAACCAATAACCGCCTTTCCGTCTACTTCCAAGAATACCTTTGCTCCATAATACCCGACGACGATCGCCTATTTAAACCCGAATACATGCGATACTATACCCTAGTAAGCCTAAACACCAATAACCCCCGTAAAGCAACCATAACATTCCAAAAAACTGACAAAAATGGACTCCCTCACTCAAACCCAGAAACACACCCCTGCTCCATCTTCTGCGGCATAGACCCCGCCACATCAACAAACGCTAAAGCAGACTACACCGTAATCCTTTCCATCGCAATCATCCCAGACGGACGAATACTAGTCCTACCTTACATACGCGCACGAATGGCCCCATCAGATACCATCGAAGCCATCGTTAAACACTACAAACGATACAAACCCATAATCACATCCCTAGAAGCAACAGGCGCTCAAGAAACATTCCGAGACATCCTAAGAAAACGTAAAGACGTAAACATACCAGGCCTAAACGTTAAACACCTTCCCAAAGAATCTAAGAAAAAAAGACACCTCGACGTCCTAGAACCACCATTCAGCCAATTCCTTATAACCATACAACCCTCCATGAAAACCCTCTACGAGGAAGCCATAACACACCCAAAAGGACGACACGACGACATCCTAGACGGACTATACTACGCCACCCTAAGAGCACAAAAACCTAAACATACACAAACATCACCCAACGAATTAACCCCCAAAAAACCTAAAACAGATACTTTCATGGGCGCATGAAAAACCCCTCCCATTTATCCCAACTCAACTTTACACACACACGGGAGACCATTTTTTTTTACAAAAATTTTTTTTACCCATACCCAATTATAACACAATCATAACCCCATATAAAACCAAACCCCTCTCAAACCATTTAAAGCCACATCTATACAACAGCTAATACAACCCGAAACCCCAAATTAACACTACTCCGTGTGCGGGTGATACGCACTAACACCCGTCCCCTCTTTTTTCGGCTTACCTACCACTTTTACCCGTTGAAAATTACGTTCAAATAGTCAAAGCAAACATTATAATACGCTACTAAATGCCGATACAGTAGAATAAAAGACTTTTTAGCGTAGTAACAAATAGACAAAAGTGCCCCTATTCAATTTAAACGATGTTATACTATACTAGTTTACATAATCATATTTATACGACTATTAACCACAGTAAGCAAAAAGCGAATAAGAATACAAGCCAGTATATACAGCATATAGCGCTAAATATGCGCATTAAAGCACTTTAAAGCGTCTTTTTACTGCTCTTATGTCCGCCCAAAATTAATGAAGTAGAAGACACAAAGCACTCTTACAAATAACTAATGAATAACACACCTTTAAAAGGTAGTAAATGAATAATGGTGCTGATCTTTTTTTTTTACTTGTAGTAGTTAGTTAGTGTTATGTATGTAAGAGATGTTGTAAGAAACAACCGCCAGCGCTTGTTAAAGATATGTTTTTATATTTTTTATTGTAAAGACTTGACAACTACAAATAGTTGTTTTATATTGCTCCTAGTTGCTTAAATAAAGCAGCCCAAAAAACACCAAACAAGGCTTAACCAGCCAAAAACAAGAGCTAAACATGAAAAAATCTAACTACATAAAAAAAGACTATTACCAAACTATTACAGACAAGCTTATAAATGCAATCGAAAAAGCGGACGCTAATAATTGGGTAATGCCATGGACGGGCGCAACGGGAAACCCAACGCGTTCAACGGGTGAATACTACAGGGGAGTAAATCATTTAGTACTAATGATCGAAGCAGAAGAAAAAGGTTTCTCTAATCCTAATTGGTTCACATTCAAGCAAGCAAAAGATTTAGGAGCGCAAGTAAAGAAAGGGGAAAAAGGTTCTCCAGTAGTGTATTATAAGTCTTTGAAAATTGACAGCGACGGAAAACCCGGGACAGTTGATGCGAAAGGCAACTATGTAAATAAAGAAGGTCAGTATACTATTCCACTATTAAAGGGATATACAGTATTTAACGCAGATCAAATAGAAAATCTACCTGCGAAGTATGAAGTAAAGCCACCAGTTTTGAACGAAATTGAGCGAGACGCAAAAGCTGAAAAGCTAATAAGCGCAACGGGTGCAAAGATAACCCACAAAGTAGGAAGCAGAGCATACTATTCACCGAGTGAGGACTGTATAACCTTACCGATGGCAGAGCAGTTCAAGACAAAAGAAGGCTATTATAGCACGTTGTTTCATGAGTTAATCCATTGGACTAAAGGCGACGAAAGAACGGGTAGAACAAAAAAATCAGGTGCTCAGGCGTACGCATTTGAAGAGCTAGTAGCCGAAATAGGAACGTCTTTTATATGTAATAAACTGCAAATAAGCAGTAAAGAGCAATTAAAGCAAAATGCAAGCTATTTAAAATCTTGGTTACAACATCTTAAGAACGATAATAAATTCATTTTTAAAGCAGCAGCAGCAGCATCAGCAGCAGCCGAATTTATTTACAGCACAGAAATATCTATAAAAGAAACTGTAGCAGCCTAAATTCAATAAATAGGGCTGAGAAGCAGCCCTATAAACACCAAACAACGGCCTCACCAGCCAAAAACAAGAGCTAAAAAAAATGGATTTATTCAACCAGCTAAACGAGCTAAACGACCGAGCTTTACCAGCTTACAAACTGCCCTGCATCAAAGTAAGCTTTGCAAGAGAAGAAAATAAAGTAGCTAAAAAGTTTTCTAGTTCACGTGAAGCGGCATCAATAGCGCGCGCATATTTAAAAGAATTAGGAACCCTGCAAATGCAGGAAAGTTTTTTAATAATGCCGACGGATAGTAAATTACAACCGTTGGGTATAATTGAAGTGTCAAGAGGGGCTATAAATGCAACGCTTGTTGATATAAGAATAGTACTAGGTCTTTGCTTAGTATGTAATGCCGTGGGGTTTATCGCATTTCACAACCACCCCACTGGTAATTTGTCAGCTAGTGAACAAGATAAGAATCTAACAAAAAAGCTAGATAAGGCAAGTAAAATTATGGATATAAAGCTAGTTGATCATATAATCGTGACAGAAAACGGCCACACTTCATTTAAAGACGAAGGTTTATTCTAATGAGTAAAGAAATAGGATTAACTATACTAAAACAGCTAGGGGGCAACCGCTTTCTAGCTATAACAGGCGCCAAAGGTTTAAACGCAAAAGATGGCTTTGCGTTTAGACTGCCTAGAAACGCTAAAGACGGTATTAATTACGTTCAAATTTCGCTGAACGGGTTAGATCTTTACGATCTTGAGTTCAAGTCAATATGGAGAGGTAGAATAAAAGTCGTAAAAAGCTTCACAGACATTTACGACGATCAGCTAAAAGAGCTATTCACAGAAACAACGGGCTTAAATACAAGCTTATAAACAAAATCAGGGATAAAGAGGTAAAAAAATGAGTACTAAACCGACTATATATAATTTTGGTGTATATGTTACTAATTACGCCAACCCCAACCCCACCCCCTCAATAGTAGCTAAGGTAGTAAAAATGGGGGATGCTAATATAATAGCTTTCGCACTAACGAAAGCCGTAATAACTTCTCCTTTAACGTACAGCGTTAAACCCTTGTGTAACTCTAGGGTAATGGCAAAACAAAAGTAAATGCTGACGTTTAGTATATGGTGAGTAGCCAACCACTAACTGAGCTACGAAGAACAAATGTTTAATCGGCTATTCACTATATTTTGTGTTAGCATTAGTTAATTATTATGAAAAAGATACTATTAAATTTCGCAGACTATTCAGAAGCTTTGGAATGGAGTGAAAAAAAAGCAAAGAACTACAAATCAATGAATGATTTTTACACTTCCGATGAATATAAATCAGCATATCCATTGATTCGTAAAATGTATGAGGTAGAGCAAACTAATTTTGAAAAAAAAGCCAAGTCAGAACTAAAAAAATCAGGTCTTAAAATATCAGATAAAGTAGTATATGATTTTGTAAGCCCGTTTTTTAATGTTTTAAATTATTCAGGAACTATTATTGAACGAAATGGAATACCGTATGTAAAATATGATTTAGGGCAAAAAACAATGTCAGGTAAAAAATCTGTTAGGTGGCATAAGGGATTCGTGAAGTCTAATTAATGCAAAAAAAGAAGTAACCGAACTAACAAAGAAAATTAAATTAGCTCAAACGCTTTGGGCTTAATACAAAACACCAAACCAAACCAAACCAATGAACACAATTACAATTCCCGACACGTTAGAAGGCATTAACATAAATATTTATACTAATGCTTTGGAGGTTTACGAAGGTCGTAAACTTTTAGGTAGGCTACACACTCACAAACCGAACGTAGTAGCTGAGATAGTTAGACTAGGATGCGCCCAAAGGCACATGACGTACACAGCGACAACATTCCCGCAAAAGTGCGCTATTCCACCAGCGCCCAAAGGGCTATTTAAGTTTTGGTAAAAAAAAAGCCCCTTAAGAATGATCAAAAGGGGCTATAAGCTGCTTATTCAGCAGTATAATTATAACATAATGAACGAGTATAACTATTCATTCATTAAGTAGCAATAAGAAATTCTAACAGCTCTTGTTAGATGTTTGGAAAGCTCCCTGTTGGTTTCAGGGGGCTATTTTTTTATCTATTATCAAAAGCTCTTTCACAAGTAGAATACAAATTCAATACTTCTTCTTCAAGACGCTCATTCACTAAAACAATATGGTGACTATCAACAGAAGCTACGTTGAAAGTTGTTCTACCAATTTGTAATAAAGTATCACTTAAGACTCTTCTTAAGATACCCGTTTCTGTTAATATGACTGAGAAGTCTCTCATATCAAAACATGGCCCATCATAAACCAAAGCTTGATAAGAAAATTCAAGCTCAAAAAATGTGTACTCATAAACAGGACTGTATTCTCTTCTATGTAAGCTTTCTTGAAATCCACCGCTCGAATACCAATTTTTGGTAAATAAAATATCAGCTACGGTTAACGGCATTGGCTGATCATTTGATGTACTGCAAGAACTAACCAACAATATCAAAGAAATGAGAAGTAGTAGTTTTTTCATTTTTCCCTTAGTCTAAACGTGTTTTTATTACTATATGTAGTTGAATTATAAGTACCCCTTAAGTACCCATGTACCCCTTAAGTACCCCATTTAACGATTATAACGCAATTCTTTAACAACAAGGTGTTAGTTATTTTTTTAATAAAGTCTAAAAAATGATGGTAGAGCCTATTTTTAGGCTAAATTACAGAATAATAGGAAAATACTGTTTGTTTGTATTTCTTAAGTCTAACGTATTGCAATGCAATACTTTGTAAGTTTTATAAATAATACAAGTACCCCAATAGTACCCCCGATGTTGTTTTTACCCAATTCTGCTGACAACATCTTGTAATCTTGTTGCCAACACTTTGGCGTAAACTTCTGTTTGAGCTATGGATTCATGACCCATAAATTCAGATAATTCTTTTAACGGCATACCCGCATTAACCCAATGCGTAGCGCCCCCATGTCTAAGCACATGAAGACCCATTCTACCGCTCATTATTGATAAATCTGTAAGAGCTTCTTTTAATTTGTCGTGAAGTCTAGCATACTTTAATGAATTATTTAATACACCCGTATGTGAATATTTTAAAAGAAGCTCAAGGGCAGGCTTTGCACTTTTTGAAATGGGAACAACTCGTACTTTCATGCCTTTGCCATAGAGTTTAATGGTATTTGATGTAAAATCAATATGAGACGCTTTAAGTCTTTTAAATTCAATATATCTCATACACTGAAAGAACATAAGCTCGTATATAGCGTTTAAAATAGACCCGTAGGTCTCTCTATTGTACGGCAAGCTGTCCACGTAATAAAAATAAGTAGGTTCGGCCAGTCTCTTGTTTATGTAGCTAAAAACTTGTTGCAGTTGAGAGTATGTTAAATATTTGATTAAGCGTGTCTGATTTTCGCTATAACGCTTATTCATTTTATAATTTGGCTTAATCAACAACTGCAATTTATGTGCTGTTCTGTGTTCTATATAAGCTAAAAAACGGCTAATAAGAGATTTATACGCCGCGCAATAGCTCCTACTTTTACCAGTAGTGTAGTCTTCTAAAAGAGTGGTCCATAAATTATCATCTGTCGCTCTAGCGCTAAACTCTGATAAATTATTGTCTCTAACAAAAGCTTTTAATTTGTTTGAGTAACCTAAATAGGTTAATTGCATTACTTGATCTCGCATTTCTGCTAAATAATCATTTAGCAAACTTATAATAGTTAAACCATCTTCATGCTTAACATACTCAGCGCCTTTAGAACCCGGATTGTCTGCAAAATCTCTCCAGGACTGTTTGGTGAGCTTCCAGGCTCCGCTATCGTAAGCTTTATTCATATCATGCTCTAGTTGTAATAGCGCACGTTTACTATATAAATTAACCTCAACGCTATGCTTTCTTTGGCGCCCCATGCGCTTAAACTTAATTTCGTAGCGATTACCGTTTTTTTTAAACAGAGCCATCCTTATCACCATCAATTTTTTTTAGCTTTGGTCTAGCTAGACCGTGAAGCAATTCGTTTAAGTTTATAAATCTATATTCAGGTCGATTCAAAACCAATATTATTCTATTCCATCCTGTAGCAGTTATTTGATTACGAAGCTTATACATGGTTATCTGATTGCGATTTTCAAAACCCAAAACATCCGCAAGCTCTACATCCCGATCTATACCAAATATTGACCTAAGTCGTCTAAGAAGTTCATGCACATCAACTTCAAAATCATCAAAAAACTCATTTTGAGCCTTGTTTTTCATTAGCCGTCCTAAAGATTTGTTTATTTATTGTTGTTTTTAACAACACATAATATAAAGTAAAAAACAAATCTTTACCATCAAAACAGCATAAAACAATTTTTCGCTAAAGAAAAAAACTACTTAGTGTTGTTATTTCTATTTAATGTCTTTACATTAGATTTTTGAAAATATCAATACATCCCTAAATAAATGTCTCTATCCAAATTAATGAAGCAAAGTACGGGCAATAATGCTCGCTTTGTTAAAATGTTCGGAAAAGCCAAGCTAATCCGTTTCATAGCACGTAAATCATTAGCTCAATTCAAGCTTCATTTACCATTTGTTGAAAACCCGTATCAATGGCTTAGCAACCGAATTGATATAAAAAAATTCATACAAAAATATGAAGCAGAATTTTCTGAATTACCTTTGCAGGAGTTTAAAAAAAACGAACTACTTAGCTTACTGGATGCCTTTTTGCATTGTGCCGTTGATGAAATGATAGAGGCAGCACTTGATGGTAAACCTGAACTAGGTTAAAAAAAAAGGAGGGCGACCAAGCCCTCCTAACACCAAACCAAAAACAGAGCTAACTACTATTGGTTAGCTCACAATATAAGAAAAATGGAAACAGAACTTCTACAACGAATTGAAACGAAGCTGGATAAGCTCCTAGAAATCACAAAAGCGAACGAGCTTACCGATAAAACACCGCTTTTCAGTAATTACTTGAAGGCTATTGGAACAACTAAAGAGCAAGTGAATCACCCCGAAGCAAAGGGTATGCCTAATATGATGACTTTAAGCCTAGCGGCTGAGTTTCTTTATGAGCGGCACGGCAAAATAATGAGCAGCGCTAAATGGATGGCAAAAATTCGTTACGCTACAAGAACGGGTAAAATTGTAAGCTACAATGAAGAAGGGCAAGTAAAAAAAGACAAGAGGGGAACAAGATCGCTCTTAAAAACATCAGACATTTTGAAATGGCTTAAAAAAAGCCTGCCTGAAATCAACGCTTGATGCAAGATCTAATAAATTTAGAAGGCCACCAAGCCCCTCAATATTTAGCTAAAGAATACATCCAGGCTTACAAACGCAATGCAAAGCTGTATAGGATGGATAGTTCTGGTATGCGCTTTTACTACCGCTTTGATAGAAATAATGAAGTGAGATTTTACGGCTCCGTAACAAGTGTAAAAAAACAAGTTACTGGCCTACCGAGAGCGATTATAGATAAAGAGATCGAAATGGGTAAGATTGCTTTTAACAAGTTCTTAAATGAGCGCTCTAAGCATGGTACATTTTTTCATACTCTAGCTGCTGAATTAACGATAACAGATCGCTTTGATTTAAAAAAGCTACCAACACTCTATAGAGATTTTATAGCCTTAAATGGGCTATCAGAAGCTCAAACAAGTTATTGGCCAAACGCTATTGCCAAAGGTTTGCAATCATGGGTTCAGTGTATGCAAGATTATGACATTCAGCCGATAGGCATAGAAGTTCCTTGCTACTCAGACAGATTCGGTATTGCAGGCACTATTGACGTCGTTTGCAGTATGTACGATAAACTTTACAGTGAAGCAACACCGCTAGATAAGCGAAAAAGGGTTATTGCCATTATAGACTGGAAGTCTGGTAATATCTTTGAAGATTACGCTTTGCAGTTAGAGTTAAATAAAATCACATGGGCTGAAAGCGTTTCATTCGCACCACAGCCCACGAAGCTTTTAAACTGGACTTGGAATGATTGGAGAGATAAACCCACATACAATTTAGTGAATCAAACAGAAAACGATTACACCAATGTACTAGGGCATTATTTGGCTATTTATCGTGAGACAGGCACACTAAAGCCAAAATCTTTGAAGAAATACAGCGGTATTCTTCATAAAAAAGCAGACATGAGCAAATTCATGCAAATTACATCAGCCGAACAATTCATCAAACAACAACACCAAACCAAATAAGATCATGAAAGAAACAACAGAAGAAACAACACTCCAAAAAGTTGAAGAAAACTTAGTAGACGCTGAAAATATAGAGGTACTTCCTTCTATTGAAGAAGCGTTAGCCATAATTAAAGAACCTATCACAGACAAAGTTAAAACAGCGATAGCACAAGCGCTCAAAACTGAGCTTGTAGAGCTGCAAACAGTCGCGGGGTACAACAAAGCTGACAAAACAGTTAAGAGCTTAGTAAAGCTACTTTCGGGGATGGAAAAAGAGCGAAAAAGATTAGTTGATCCTGCTGTCAAGTATCAACGAAGTATCAACGCCGAAGTTAAAACAATCAAAGAACAGTTAGAAAATGCTAGAGATCATTTAAAAAGCCATTTAAAGCTTATTGATGATGAAAAAGCACGAATTGAACTAGAATTAAAAAAAGAACGCGTATCGTTACTAACAAGTGCGGGATTTTCATTCGATGGCTTTCATTATGCAGCAGGCGAAACTATGCTTTCAGCCGAGACCATTACTTCACTTACAGAAGAAGAGTTTAAAGCTGAATATGAGAATGGTAAAGTCTTCATTGCAGATTTAGAAGCTAAAAAACAAGCTGAAATAGATGAACGCTTAGCTGAACAAGAAAAACTAGATAAGCAAAAAGCTGAATTAGATGCTCAATTAGCAAGTTTAGAAAAAGACAAAGAAGAATTAAGGCAATTAAGAGCAGAAAAAGAAAATAGGCTAAAAAAAGAAGGTCCAGGTTTAGAATCAATTTCAAGTGGAGTAGATTTATCGAATGACTTTCCTAGCAGCAATGAGCCTATATTCAAACAACCAGTGCCAAGTCAAAATATCGAGCAAGCTAATCAATCTGTCATAACTCAAGCTGGTAACTTAAAACCGATGTATGAGCCAGAGACAGAGACAGAGCAATACCCAGATGTAACAGAAGATCAAAATATTAATGATGTGAGCGAAATCGAGGATCATTTTCAACAAGGTTTCATTAATTGCAAACAATTAATACTTAAAGAATTTAATTCAGGTATTAAAAAGAACCGCACAGAGTGGGTAATTTTCATTAGCCATCTTAAACCATCAGTGGCATTTAAAAATGGGTAATAAAAAAAAGAGTAATCAAAAAGAAAAGCTACTAGCTTATTTGAAAGAAAACAAAAGTATAACCTACTTTGAAAGTTTTTCTGAGATTGGTATTGCCCGTCTTGCCGCTAGAATTTCGGACTTAAGAGCCGAAGGGCATAACATAGAAACAATAATGAAAAAAGTTATTTCAAGCCAAACAGGACGTGAACATACTGTAGCTGTTTACTACTACAATGAGGCTAAAGAGTAAACTAACAAGCTTAGCAAGCTTAAATAGTATGCTTGCTAAGTTTTCTAAAGAAGTGTTCGAACAATTCCCCGAAAAGGGAGATATAATAATTGAAGTTCACCGCGTACCCGCTGACGTTACCAACGAAAAAGCTAGAAGATATTACTGGCTACTTTGTAGACTTATAAGAGATTTTCTAGTAGAATCCGGCTATAACAACTTTAGCGTTAATGATGTTCATGAGCTGAATAAAGATAAACACATGAGCGCTGAGTTCATTGATTATCTGACTATGCAAACCTACAACCAAGCCTCTAGCTCAACACTAGTAGAAGCTCACGAATGGGCGCCCATTTTTGAAGCAATAAAACTAGAGTGGGCACAAAGGGGCTTAAGCCTTCCCGATAGATATGATAGACAAGAAAAAGGTACTCCAAACTCTGCATAATGAAGCAACCAAAAAAGAGTTACAAACATTTGAAACAGGCTTTTTAATAGAAATAGCAATACATCTGGATAGTCAAGACTACGAAAAAGCCGCACAGGCTGTATTGTTTATGCGAACCAACTACAGCTTATTATTTCAGTTATCAACCAATTCTACAGATGCTGAAATTGAACAGATGAAACAAAACCTTCAACAATCAAACGATGATCTAAAAGAAGAAAAACTATCTACTGTACCTAGCATTACCACCAAAATCAAAGCACTTACCTCCTATAAAGCCAACGATAAAACCGAACAAGATGTACTAAATTTTTGGCGTAATACAAACGCTGAATATGCTGAATACAACTTTACGGGGCTTAGCTCACATTTTTTAATGATGGTTTATATGGCAGGAATGGGCTTTGGTAAAGAACTTCAAAAACACCAAGCCAAATGAAACGACCAACACACTACCAAATTGTAGAACGATCTATCTACTTAGCTGATGGAATGGCTCCAAAATGTGCATTAAAAGCAATTTGTGCTATTATTGAGTTTTTGGGCGCCAACTGTGGAAAACTACCATACCAGCGAGCGCTTGCAAGATCACAAAATATTCATCTTCGCACCTTACAAAGAGGGTTAGATTGGCTTGTAAATAATGGTCAATTAGCTATCAAAAATAGCCGTTATATAGTGCCTTGTATGATCACTATTCCCGCCGAAATGATGACCGAAACCATCATTAAAAGTGACGCACAAACGACGCACAAACGACGCACTAGTGACGCACTATTGACGCACAAACGACGCACTAGTGACGCACTAGTGACGCACTTGCCGAATGGCTATACCTTATATACTAAGAATATTAAAAACTATATAAAAAAAGCTACGTTTCACTTCGCTTTGGAAGGTTCAGCTGACGCCGAACTAACACACACTAATGCGGCCTTCGGCCTTGCTGAAAACAAGTTGAGTTTGGCCGTAGGAATGAGCCTAGACGAAGAACCGATTTATGCAGAGAATCAGGTTCTAGCTTCTAGCCAAAATTCTGAGCCAAGCAAAGCGCCCATTAACAGCCTTAAGTTTTCTAGTGTTGAACGTAACCCTAATCCACCGCTTAAAGCGTCTTCTAAACCCTCTCAAATTTCACGTTTAAGCGACGATAATTTGATAAACGATAAGATACAAGCCTTACCCCCTTCCGAGCCAGTCAGCAAAGAGCCAGCTAGCAAAAAGCAACAATACGTAGCGAAACCAAAGGACGTAGAAATGGTTACAGCTTACGTTTTAGATTTCTTGACCAAACAAATCAAATCTAAAAATGTTAGGCATAATCGTTACAAAGCGTCAAATAAAAGTGATTTAAGCGCTATATCAGAAGATTTCTTCGATTACTACGAATCATGCGGCTGGCGGGTTGGTTCAAAACCCATGAAAAATTGGCGATCTGCTATGAATCGCTGGTTAATAACTACCAAAGACACAAATCCAATTTCCTCCAAAAATGCTAATTGATTTAAAAATAGAAAAAGCTATTTGTGGAAGTTTATTAACGGCGCCTTCGCAATTTTCTGCAATCGTCAAGGACACGCTAACCACTGATCATTTTGTGAATGATACTACAAAAATCATTTTTGAGGGAATTGATTACTGTTTTAATCAAAATAATTTACCCAATGTTTTTGACGTTGAAAATTATCTAAGCCAACGACACCCCAACAAGTTAAAAGAATTTGGTGGAGAGCGTTTTTTAATAAGTTTAGCGCAATATTCTACGCTAAACGAGCAGCAATTCAAATCATGGGTTGAGCGCTTAATTGAGCTGTATGGATTACGCAAAATTCATTCAACATGTAGCAGCGTAACTACGCAAATCCAAGACGAAGATACAAAGCTTGAGAATGTTTTGGTTCAGCTTGAAATGCTATCACAGCATGTACTAGAAAGTGGCGCTGTTGGTTCAGTTTCACTCACAGCGGAACAAATTACTCAGCGAGACCTCACAAAAAAAGAGCCTGAACGATTGTTTCATAACAACACCGCTTTAGATAATATCTACCAAAATTGCGGGTCCAGAAGAGGACAATATGAAATAGTGATGGGCATAACAGGACACGGTAAATCCCATTTTGCCATGCTCAGAGCAGCAGGTTATTTAGCAAATGGCTATAAAGTTCTTTGGATTCAACGCGAAGACACCGACAGCTCTAGCGTAAACAGAGCTAATTCTTATCTAGCAAACATAAGTCCAGACCCTAAGATGCTATTCAAAAATTTATATATTTCTGATAGGCTAAGTTATATAGCTGATATTAAAAGAGAAGCTAGATTATTGTATTCAAAGGGTTGTCTTGATGTGCTAATTGTTGATTATGTACAGCGTGTCAAAGCAATAGGATTTAAAGGCAACGATAGACGTATGGTTGTAGATCACATATCTACTGAACTAGCTGATTTAGCCATAGAATTAAATATATTAGTTATAGCAGTTTCTCAACTATCTAGGCGAAAAAACGATAACGGTTGGCGCTTAAAACCCCGTATTGATGATATGAAAGAATCCTCGCAGTTAGAACAAGATGCCTACATGGTTACGTCTACCTTTTATCCAGGTAGGGTAGATGATTTAATTAAGCCCAATAATCTTGTGTTATGGTATGATGATAGTTTAAAGCCAAAAAACACCTTACAAATTGAAATACTTAAACACCGACATGGCCTGCCAAACGTGTACAAAAGTTTAGCTAATTTCAATCATCTAGGAATACTTCAATTTCAAGAAGCGCAAGCATCAAGTGCAAGGCATTTAGACGAAACAAAAGAAAAACCATTCTATTTAGTAGGAGACGATGATGAACTACCATATTAGCGCAAATGAAACTGAGGAAATTTACACCGATTGTTTGCGGAAGTTTAAAGGGTCTTTAAAAAAAGAGTGGACAAACGAGCAAAAAAGGTATTTCTTTTCTGATTTAATAAGTAAAATTATATATGAACAATTATGTGAGCGATATTTCTTGGCAATCAAAAAAGAAGAAGCTAAGAATCTGCGTAACATGATAGATGATTTTTTGCAGTTAGCTAAGTTAAATGAGTATAAACATTTTGTGTTATGCCAAAACTTACGATTAAATGTTATTGAGCAATTTGAAAAAAAGGTTATGCTAGTTAGAGCAAGCAAGGCTAACGGCACAGCCAAACAAGTAGCCACCCATGTAAAAGGTTTCTTTAAATAGGTATGAAAAAGCGTAAGAAGACTGGGGAAGCGGCATTGTTCGCTCATATCTGGCAAGAGCGACCCCACTACTGCTTAGACTGTAGTAAGTGGCTAGGTGATCAAATGAGAACCTTTTTTTTCTCTCACAATAAAAGTAAAGGAGCTTATCCTGAACTTAGACTAGAACCGACGAATATATCCTTGCGCTGCATGCAATGCCACCACGAGTACGATAGCGGTATAAAAATAGCCCGATGATATTTTCACCGGGCTAACCCTAGATAAACGTGTACTAATACAGTACATTTTCAATAAACCACATTATGTTGTCTTAAGCAACATTAATCTAAGCTTATTTCAACTTTACTTTGATTAACCCCGCCAAGAGCTACACGCTGTTTAGCTTGCTCGTTAGCTAGTCTTGAAATTTGCCTAACACGCTTATCAATCTGTTCATTAGTCATAGTAATTAAATTAGGCTTATCAAGTATTATATCTCTGCGTATCTGTCTTCCTGAGTAGTAAATAAAATTGTAATATTGGTTCTCATTCATTACTCGACTCTGCCCTATCAAATCAATGTAAGACACGCTATTCGGATTAGGCGTAGGAATAAATAGGTTTCTCTTTGTTAGAAAGCTAAATACAGGATGCTCTTTTTGAGTGCTGTAAAACCTGCCTAGCAAACCTTGAGCAGCGCTCCAATCATTGCGTATTGGCTCACCTAAGCGATTTATAACTGGATGCCTATCATTCACCGCAAAGGCTGATGGCGTAGATGCTGCTATCAATTCCTGAACCGTATCTTTAGTGTAAATTTTTGGGTCAAATATCTGGTTAACACTTCTAAATAAACTAGGCGTTGCTAATCGAACAGGCGTTGCTAATAGGTCTTTGACAATATTAACTTTTGAAGCGCCCTCTCTACTCACATTTTCTACCAACCTTGCAGCTCCACTAAGAAACGACATATTTAGCATAGTCTGAGGTATAAGTTTAAAAGCATAAAACAGTCTTGATTGCAAATCTTTATCATCAAGTTCTTTATAACGAACGGCATCTGAGTAATTACCTACAAGTGCTAAAAGTAAACCAAGTGGACTATCTTTATAGCTAAAATAAGTTTTCCCCATTTGGACAGTATATTCTTTCCAACCCGTTTCACCTAATTGTCTAGCTTTTTTATAATCAATAGGCCCTCTACCATGTATTCTAAACGATGGCTCATTATCTTCTGGATCATCAGTAAAAGCTATAGCAGCTAACAAAGAGAAAGCAATGGTTCCTGCCATGTTTTTCATTAAGATAATCTTATGCGCATCATCTAATGAATCATTAACATTGCGACGCTCAACATCGTTTTTAGCGTTCATATAGCGCCATAAACCAATAACAGGAACATAATTAGCTTGTTCGTTTAACACGTTTGCTACAATCGTAGTGAAAGGAATTGCTCCCAACCTAATTACCGTTGACGCAACTCTACTATTGGTTTTTTTATCAATTAAATTAAACCCCTGATTTATTCCCAATGCAATAGAACCCATCACCCCCTCTGGTGTTTGATTATATGTTGATGTTAAACCAAATTTTACCGCATCTTCTTGCAAACTTTGATCTCTATTACGCTCTATCTGGTCATGCACAAAATGTTTGTAATCCCTAGTGCCAGGTTCTAAACCTGCATTTGACGCTGCAATATTAGCCTGCTCTCGGAAAGGTTCACCTAAAAGCTCTGCAAAAAGCTTTTGCGCATCATCCCCTCGTAAACCTGATTTTTGAACGGTTTTAGTAGCGGTGTAGTAAAAACGCATTTCCTCAGCACCTTTAAAAAACAACATATCCGAGGCTGCCATTACCCTACGAGTATATTTAAAGAAAGAAAGGGCAAATTGCAGTTTACTATCGGAGGTAGCTAACATTTCTAAAGTATCGCCACCCATTTGATCAATCTTCTGTAAACGAGTACCCGTTACAACACCTGTTTTTAGCACCTTTTCCGCTTCTGGAATACCTTTAATAAACCCTTTAAGAAGGCCTATCATTGGCGTATAACCCGATTTATTAAAAGGATTCATAGCCCATAATGAGAAACCATTCAATAAAACATTAGCAAACGTAGAGCCAAAATTTACCGCTTGCGTAGGAATACCACTAAGCATATTACTATAGGCAACACTTGTAGAAATATCCCACCAGCTTATCCCTTTTTGTTGAGCTATAAAACTCATTAGCTCAACCATTTTTTGATCTTTTGCCGAACTATCTACCATTAAGTTAACTTCTTTAGCCATTTGATCAATTTTGGCTAATGCTTTAGGGTCTGGCGACATTTCTAAAAATCTAGCTAATGAATCTCGTAAATCTGCCTGAGAAAGTGCGCCCAACCTAGATAAATCCATTAACTCATTAACAAATTTTGAAGCTCTTGTACCACGACTAGCTTTTTCGCCTTTGGTTTTTTTATCCATTTTTTTTAAAAAGGCTTCAATCTTCTTTTTTCTGGTATCTATAATTTCTTGCTTAAGTGTGGCGTCCACTCGCTCGGCCATTAACTCAGCTTCATTTGTATTCAAACCACCTTGCTCTACCAACTTTTTAAGTAGCGCCATACGGTTATTGGTATCTACCCCGTAATGATCGGTAATAAGCTCTTTCATTTTCATATCAAGATCAGTAAGCGCATCACCCATAGCTTTACGGACCAGCTTAACGCTAACTTCTCTATTGTTAAACCCATCAACGAGCGCTAAAGCCTGCTGCTTAACATCCTGTGACAAACTTTGGTCTTGTTGAATAGTATCGTAAACAGTATCTAAAGCCTCTTGATAACGGTCTGGGTTGCGCACTACATCTAATATCATATCTATAGCAGGCCTATTACTTTTTTCATTTTTAGTAGTAGGTAACTTAGATCGTATTTCCTGCATTAAAGCATTGGTAAATTCTTGTAGCGGTATGCTAGATGGAGAAGACCCTGCAAGTTGTTGCATAACGGATTTAGCTATAGCAACACGATAACGCTGCCAAATCCCATCCCCATCTTTTTTATTGTCTCTGTTTGGCTTGGCGCCTGATTCACTTAATTTCTTTTTTGCTTGGGCTAATTGTCCTTGCAACCCTGAAAGTTCAAAGTATATTTTATTTATAACATCGTCTAGCTGTCCTAATATTTGTTTCTTTTGGTCTATTTCAGCTTTAATCCCTTCAATACCGCTGCCTACAGGTCTGCCTTCAAGTTCTTTAATCTGATCGGTTAACGCCTCGATTTGCTTAGTCAAAAGCTCTCTTTGCGCCTGCTGGGTATGTAATTCCGTTTCTAGTTGATTATTCGCATCTAAAAGACCGCCTACGGTCTCACTACTGCCCCTGAGCGCTGATTGTATTTCTGCAATTTCATCCATAAGGGATTTAATCTGCTGCTCTTTAGCGTCTACAACATCTTTACTAACCTGCGTAATTTCGGCATTGGCTGTAGTTATATCACCCTCAAGAAGTGGCATAACTCTATTCGCTTTCTTTTGCATGGCCTTCTTAAAAGTAATAACAAAAGCTCTAGGGTTCAGTTTACTAAGTATCTTTATAGCATTTAAGGCCCTGCCGTACTCACCATAAATACGAGTTGTTTCGTCTACAAAATCCGCTAATTGATCATATAATTGCGATTGTTCTTGACCTTCTGCGGCATCTATACGCTCTTGATAGGCTAAAACAATCTGTTGAGCAAGCGTAACCCGTACACTATCAGATATTTGCTGTTCTGGATTCTTAACTGTAGCTACGGCATTTTCAAAACCGACCTTTGCCATAAATTCCCTAGCCGCAGCCAAAGTAAACTCATGCGGTTGACGACGGTAAAAATTACGCATTTCACGCTCGTATGCTTCACGAGCTTTGGCATCTGGAAGCAAGGCTTCACTCATTTCCTTGTATGTTTGGTGTTCTCCCAACATACCAGCATCTTCACGCTCTTTAAACTCCTGCTCGCTACCTAAACGACCATTATTAGGCCTTACTCTATCTAATACCTCTGTGGCGTTATTAACATCTTCTTCCGTAATTATACCACCTGATAGAAGCTCGTCAATAGATCGACCTGAATCATTATTAGCTATATCATCCATATTATCAATAGATACAAAGTCGTTAGCTTCCTGCATCTGTCTAACATGTGATTCAATCGTAGCATCATCATCAAATAAATTACTATCGTTTCGCGCCCTAATCTGTTGGTAAATAAGCTTTAAATATGGTTGCACCTCAAAGCCTGTTTGCTCAAGCATTTTTTGACTAAAAGCGGAAAAAGTTCTAGCACCCGCTTCAATGTGAAAAGCGCCCATTTTAACCAATCTAAATAACTGAACGGGGTCAATCGGCAAACCGCCAGATATTTTGTTTAAGTCTCGGTTAAAGTCGGCTTTTGTTCGCTCGTAGTCGGAACGGTCGACGATGCTATTGTTTGCTCCGTAGGCATCGGCTTGCGGTTCGTCAACTTGGCTATTGCCTTCTTCGCCACTAGTTTCTGCTCCCTGCTGCTTTGCGGATCGTCCAGTATTAATTGCGCCCTGTAAGCTAGATTCAACGCTTTTGTAGGTCTGTTCATTGGTTTTCTTAATTTGATTGGTTTGTTCTTTGCTAAAGCCCGCTTTTTCTAAAGCTGCCTCAGCCTGTTCAGCTTTAAAAAATAAGTCTTGCTCTTTGTCTTTTTCAAAAACACCTTTCTCTTTTTCTATGAGAATTGCTTCTTTTTGCGCTAACCTAATTTGCTCATCTATACCTGCTTTAACCTTTTGAATGTAATCATTGGTTATTTCCACCTCACCAAATCCAACTGAACCATTTATTTGACTACGTTGTGCGTTATTGAGTTTTTTTAATCTTTCCTCACGCTCAGTCCTTAAGTCGTCTACAACTTTATTAGCCTTAAACAATCTGTTATCATATTGACGCTCCATTTCACTACGTCTTCTTTCTAACGCAAGCGGTTTATCTTGCTCAAAACCAAAATTAACCTTAGTACCAATAAACTCACTAAAAGCGCCTAGACTTCTAAATTTGTCATTATTTTCAGGTTTCATTAAAAACTTAAATAACTGATTTTCATGAGAGGTTGTAAGCTGTGAGTACATTTGTCTAACTCGACCAATCCTTTGGCCAATAGACATCATTAAATCCTTGTTATCGCCTTCTGCGGTTTCTTGGAAATTACTTATTTCTTTTAATGTATCACCAGTCGTATCTAAATAAGAGAAATCAATCGCCCTAGAAGCAGCGCCAGTACCCTCAACTATTTTAGCTTTATCCTTAATAGCTTTTTTAGATTCTCCTTTTTCTCTCATTTCTCGATAAACTTTTGCCCTCTCTGATGGGGATTCCAAATCCCTACCAGTGTTTGATCTAACTGTAGCAAAATTCCTCGCCTCATCTTGAGTTCCGGTTAAAAAACGAGCAGGAGAAGACTCTTTCCCTAATCTTTTCATTGCTTCAAAACGATGATGGCCAGCTAAAACATAAATTTCACCATCAATATCTTTCCATAAAACAAGCGGGTCTAAATCCACATTGCTAAAATCATCAACAATCCTTTGAACCTTTTCTTCCTTTAATTTTTCCCTATTTTGGAAAAGCTTTTCATTTGTTCTCATTCTTTCAACAGGTACTAAAACCGTTGAACGATCTACGGGAAACATTTCGCCATCAATTTCTACTAAATTTTTGGAATCTTCATTTTCTTCTTTATCCAACTCTGTAGTCAACTCTTGATCTAGTAAAGTTTCTTGCTCAAGTTGTATCTCAGGACTTAATTCAGCTTCTGTCTGTACCTCATTATCTATTGGTATTGGTAGCATTGGTATAGACTCTGTGAATATCTCAGAAGAAGCAATATCAACCACCGCTTCATCATCTGTTAGCTCTGATATAGGTTCGTTTTCTTGTTCAGTTTGCGTTAAATCATTCAAGGATTCACTCTCGCCTTGAACATGATCTTCTAACGCCTGTAAACCACTAATAACATCTTGATCCGTTATTTCAGATTGACCGTTACTAATTTTTGCACGGCTTCTTTTTAATGAAGACACAATTATACCACCTGCGAAACCGATCACTCCACCCGCTCCGCCCGCTTCCATAACACCGTCTAAAAGTTGCCTGGATTCATCATATTTTTTTTGTGCTACAAGATTCGTTAAAGATGATTGAAGCGTTTCCTGCATTAATTCCTCTAAACCACCTTGAAAACCATCGGCTAATATCTTAGCTGATTTATTCCCACTTAAGCGGTTAATACTATTAGCTATACCAGCAACACCCATTTTAGAAGCCACTTTTTTCATAGCACCGCTAGTCATAGCACCACCTCTAGCAAGTACTCTATTGGTTGGAATAGCTTCTGTAGAACCAATCATCCAATTATACACTTGCGCCTCAAAAGCATCTTGCTGTGTTGCACCCGATTTTATAGCGTTAGCGTATTCTTCGCCACCCATTGATGAAGAACCTAAAGCTAAAGCTCCTACTCCACCACCAGCCGCCCCTGCTAAAACAAAAGCGCCAAAAGAACCAACGCCTTGAGGTACTACACTCAGCCAAAAACTTTCTTGCAATTCAGGGTTTGTAGGTAAAGCGTTTTCAAGACCCTTACCTATTCTATCCCCTAATTGAAAAAAATACCTCTCTTCGGGTTTCTGCTTTGAAACATCTACATCCTCGCCACCCGTAGCCTTGCTTAAAAACCGCTGTAAGCCAGCCGATACTAAAGCCGCTCCGTCAAGACCGTTGACTACACTACCCGCAATGCCAGGCATATTCTTTAAGACCGTTTTAGCTAGACCTGGTTTATCATCACCAGCCAAAATACGTTCACCCTTATTGGCCAAGCCCGCTTGATTATAAGCAAGGCTTTGAGTAAAGGTTCTTGCAAACGATTGTATAGTACTGTTTGCAACATTTTTAAAACCGCCTATTTCATTAGCATCCTGTTGCTGTTCTTGTTCAGGCTCTGAAAAATACACACTTTGAAAACTAGAAATATCCTCACCCATACCCGTATAGCCCGATTCTTTTAATCGGTTGTATAACAAGGTTTGGTTTTTTTCGGTTGAGAACGTGCTTTTAAAGCTCTCGTAATCGCCTAATCCAGTTACCTCATTTATTTGCAACTGTTTATGCAATAATTCTAGTTTGTCGGTAGACATGTACTTTTAATCCTTTTAATTAGAATCGTTGGTTATATCGCTTAAATCAAATTTTTTATTTGGTTGCAACGAATCTACTTGTGCAGAACCATAATCTGGGTATTGCCTTCTAATAATCTGCGCTTGCAAAATTGTAAAACGTCTTATAACATCAGAATAATCTTGCATTTCTTGCTTAGCTGAGGCTTTCATGGCGTCGCTAATTGAGCTATCCGTAGATTCAGTAATACGCTTCGCATTATTGTATAGCTGTTGATATTCAGGTATAGATTCGGTAATGCGAAGTATATCATCAGATGTAGTATCTGAACCGCCGCCGCTTGCAAATGGATTTCCACCCGCTGCCAGTTGTTTTTCTACAAATGATATTTTTTGCTGTAGCTCCTTTGTCTGATTATTAACCAATTCAGTCTGCGCCTGTGTTAATCCACCTTGTTTATTTAACATAGCCTCTCTAGCTTTACTAAATGAAGTGCTAGCATCATTTGCTTCAATAGAGCTAGTTTGTTGACGAAGAATATTGTCAGCCTCTGTTTGGTAAAAATCTTGATCTCTAGTTGAATTTAATTCTTGCTTTTCTCTCGTTTCTTGATTTAAAGCATTTACTCTTGATTCAGACAAGCTCTCTTGAGCCTTAACCAATTTATCTTGAACCTCAAGTTGTTTAGCTCGAAAATTTAAGTCTCGTACTTGCTGAATACGGCCTTCTGTAAACTGTCGCTCTCTAGCAAACACATTAGCAATACTTTGACCAAAATTCATTATTTACCCCCTTCTGCTAACAAGCCTTTTAAATCTCTATTAGATTGGCTCATAAAGCCATAGTTAAGCAAGGATGTAACCCCTCCTGTTATGCCCGCATCAATCGCTCCTGCGCGTAAACCCTTATAGCCTAGCTTAGTATTCTCTAATTGACCCAAAGCGCCCATACGCTGCCCTTCTAGCCCTCGCATGGTTTGAGTTATCTGCTCTTGAGATTGAGATTGCTGGTCCTGGTTAATTTCGTCCATCAAATTAGCATTGGCTGAAACGCCTTGTCTATTTAAAGAACGATTTATATTGCTATAGCCTTGATTAGCGCTAATAATTCGCTGCAATAATGGAGCGTAATAATCAGGGTTCTGCAAGGCACTAATCTGATTGTTCAAACTATCTGGAACCTTAGCATTTCGGGCCCCAAGTAAGCCACCCAATAAAGAACCACCCACTCCTATAGCTGTTGATGCTATTAAACTCATGAAACCACCTGAATCCCGTAATGTGTTGTTTTTAGTTTTGCTATTTCTTTTTTAGCGTCCTTAACAATTCTCGTCAATTCTCTATCGAAATAGGAAGCCTGAACCGTTAAATTTTTACTCATGTTAAAGAATTTTAAAGCATGGTAAACGCCGTAAAATTCAAAATCTGGGCTAGACAACCCTAAATCTTCTGAATAATCCGTAGAAGCTTGTATTCTCGGATCAAAGCCAAACGTGTTCAACTGTAATAAACTACCCTGTATAAACCCGGATGAACCTATTAAAGCTAACTGCAAGCCATTTAAAGCATGATTAGTTGTGTAACTTACATTTGAAAGCCCTGCTGAGCTTATAGGGGGAATAAACACGCCATTATACCATACATCAAGTACACCAAAAGGCGTATAAGCTGCTGATGAAATATCGTCAAAACCAAGTTGATGCCTTAAGTGCCAACGGCCTCTGGTTATATCTAAGTCAGTTAAGGTTATGTCTGAGTGGCTACTGCGAATAAAACGTGATTTAAGCGCAAAATCCCTATAACCGCTTTTAACATACTGAGCGATAACTTTGACAGGTTTTTCGGGATGTTCGTTCTGAACAATTTCAATAGCATTTGATAACGTCATAACAACAATATGTAGTTTTAAATATCATTTTAATATACCTATTCTATGGGTTTAATATAGCGTCTAGCTCCGTTTCAAAAGACGCTTGAGCATTAATTGTCTTATCTATTTTGAGTTGCGTCAATACAGCTTGTTTAGCATGATGTTGAGCAGACACATACATCATATATTGAGGAACCAATCCAAGCCAAGTATCTCGCTCTATCCCTAAAGTCGTATTTTCGTAAACTGTTATATAAACCAAATCCCCTGATGTTTGGAAAAACTGCGCACTAAGAAATAATCCTATTATGTTTGTTTTATCTACATCTCTGGTTTGGATATGGTAGGTTTTGTTATCTGAATGAACAAAAGGCATACCTTTATACTGTGCATTTAAGTATATGGTATCTAAAAAGTTGTTCGCTAAGTGAACCCAATCTTTTTTCAACTCATTCCAAAGATAATCTGGGTTGTCTAGTTCAGGATATTCAACAGGTGGCTCCCATGTATATGTGTTATTATTTAAAACCCAACTATCATAGGGTTGCGGTTTAATAAACACATTCCCCTCAGAATGGTAAAAATCTCCGATAGATGCTATTGTAGCTGGTGGTATTCTTTTAACAGTCCACCCAAAATGTTGAGTAAACACCGCTTCTAACTCTGTTTCAATTCCCTCAGCTTCTATTATCTGAGTGATTAGATTTTTTGTGTTTAATACTGCGTATTTATCCATTAGCTTATTGTAATTGTTCCTGAACCTGATGTGAATGTTAAATTGCCCCCGGAGCCGCTATAACCTAGACCAGCCGATACACTAATACTTGAATGACCCGAAACACTTAATACGACTACACCTGACCCACCACTTGTTGTTGGGTTATTGTTACCGTCAACCCAAACCCAATTGTAAGAAACCGCTTCTGCGCCATTACCTGTATTACTAGCACCGCTAGCTGTAGATATTCCTGCGAGGCCTGGATCTAAAACAGAAGAACCTCCTGCCCCATAGCCTGATGAACCAGCACCACCAGCACCTGGGCTGCCTATGCTTCCAAATCCGCCAGCACCGCCAGCACCACCACCACCACCACCACCATAATAGTTAGATTGATTACCGTTATTGTTAGTATGTGCGTTACCACCGCTATTACCTTGACCCCCCATACCTGATCCAAAACCATTGTTATAAGCGCCTGAGCCAGCTCCACCGCCTGAACCACCGCCCGCACCTGCTGCCTGAAAAGAACCACCACCACCACCGCCAGTAGAGCTTATATTGTGAAATGAAGAAGATGAGCCATTATATCCACCACGAAAACCCCAAGTACCCACATAACTTCCACCACCAGCTCCAACGGTTATATTATAGGTTCCAGCAGCTAGATTCATAGAGCCAGTCAGTAAACCACCGCCACCACCGCCACCACCACCTCCAAAGGTAGATGTCATTCCTCCACCTCCACCGCCAGCTACTATGGTATAACCTACTGCTATGGGTGGGGCTAAATCTTGTATGGTTAAGTTCTGGTATCGTGTTGCTGAATAAGAAAAAGAATCTGAAAAACTACATCCAACTTGTATGTTTTGGTTAGATGGTACGCTTGATGTCTGTATGTACGTCAAACTACCTGATGGAGTTAGACTAAAATACCCACCATTTGAGGATTCAAACCAAGAGTAATGTTTAGCCTGAGAGGTTATTCGAGCTGCTTTACTACCGCCCGAAAGACTAGCTGCAACATAGCATTGAAATACAGTACTCTCATCAGGTGTTGCATCATTAGTATAAAGACTCATTGAGTTTATATAAAAATCGTTATATAGCCTAGTGTAAGACGCACTTCCACCAGCTCCTGTACCTAGGCGTGTGTATGATGTAGTATTAGGCTTGCCTGTTGCATAACCTAAATTACCAAGTGAATACGACATTATTTTAATTTATTAATTTGGGTTTTCATTACTTCAAATTCTTTTCTCAATTCTTTAATTCCCTCGATTAGTAACACGGAAATACCACCATAATTAACAGATAAAATGTCATTTTCGTCAACGTGTACAACCTCGGGTAATACCAAATGAATTTCTTGTGCTATAACACCTGCCCTCCTATATTTGCTTTCGTCCGCTTTTAGGTTGTATGTGTACCCCGAAATTCGTTCTAACTTATCTAATGAGTTCTCAACAACTTCAAAATTCTCTTTTAATCGACTGTCTGAGTATGCAGCTATGTCTGCTGCTGCCGTTATAGATACTCCACCACTATTCCCATTAACATTCAATGTGCCTGCAAGAGTCATTGATTGAAAATTAACACTATTATTTGTGTTTAAACTTTGATTCGCTGAGACACCTGCTGCACCTTGTGCACCAGTTGCACCTTGTGAGCCAGTTGCACCTTGTGAGCCAGTTGCACCTTGTGAGCCAGTTGCACCAGTTGCACCAGTTGCACCTACAAGACCCCTTGGACCTGTTGCACCAGTTGCACCTTGAATCCCTTGAATCCCTTGTTCACCTGTAACTGTATTGTTAGCAATCAACGTGTCAACCTCGGCCTCTGTATAATAACGCCCATCGTGGTCATGGGATGCAGCTGCATAACTTCCACTCGCTTGTTTACCTGAAATAGTCGTGTCCATTGCAGCAATTTTCGCAGATAAATCAAACTTTTTATCTTTATCAGCTACATTCGCTTCGTTTTCGTCGCGAATGTACGTAAAAGAGTCTGTTGAGGGTAGCGTCGTGAGCGTTGGTAGTTCGCTTAATTGTTCATCAGCCATAATAATCTTATTGTAATATTTTTGAATCAGCGGTAGAGTACACTATGTAACTCGCCTTGCCTTTATTGTTTGTAATTCCTATCGGAATAAGCTGAAATGTGTAATTTGTTCCCGTGTTTGCGCTAAGTGTAAGCGTCTGTACATCTTTAGCTATCGTGTTCGTTACGCTACTTTCTTCTCGCTGGCCATCCGCTTTTTGAACTTGAACGCTATACGTCTCGGCTCCATCTTCCCACGTTAGCGTGATGTTACCGCCTGTACGCACCGCTTTAAAATTTGTAGGACGCTCAGGCCTATAATCTGGAACTATTGCTATGGCTTCGGCTATGGCTTCGGCTATAAATGTAGCACTAACGCCAAATTTAATAACGGTCTCAGCATTTGCTTCAAATGTGAAAGGACCACCATAGCCAGATATTGAGTCCACACTCGCAATAGCAGTAGCCAGCATAACACCAGAAGCACTAAATGAGCTATCCACACTCGCAATAGCAGTAGCCACAAGTTTAGCGCTAACACTAAATCTAGCAACGGTTTCAGCATTAGAATCAAACGAGCTACCTCTACTTTGAGTTGACGTTGAGTCCACACTCGCAATAGCAGTAGCCAGCATAACACCAGAAGCACTAAATGAGCTATCCACACTCGCAATAGCAGTAGCTAAAAATTGCACATAGTAACCCGATAGTAGAAGCTTTCCCCCACTAGCAAGTGCTAAAGTATTTCCATTTGCAAGCTGTAAATACATTACACCGTATTGTTAAGCCTTAATGTTACGCTTGAAACTGTAAAAGGCGTATCGCCCACAGCATCCGAAGGAATAGTTACAGCGCCTATTGGGTCTTGTTGTCTGACTAGTCCAACCGTTAAAGCGTTCATTATGGCTAAATGTGTAGCGCTATCATCCGCTCTTAGCTGAAATACTGGCGATTCAGCAGCTAAAACCGTACCATTTGTGGCTGTTGGAAAGCTAATGGCTTGACGCGCATAACTTGCGCTTGAAAGTTCAGTACCACCGTCTAAGGGGTCTCCATTAAATAGTGCTAAATGTGTAGATACCGCCGCCACAGCGTTTAGCGCTACGGCTTTAGTTGCGTCTGACCATTTACTCATTGTTTTATCTCTTTTTGTTTAATAGTTAATTCTTTGTTAATCGTATCACATTCTCGAAGCTTAATTAGCTCATTGGCTAAAAAGGCTTTTTCTTTCTCTAGTTTTTCAGTTTTCTGGGAAAGCTCTTTAAGCTCCTTTTCGTAGCTCTCAATGACATATAGCGATTGAGAATCATTTTCTAGTCGTTGCTTAATTAACTGTTTAATTGATATTTGCATTAACTTTTACCTGTTATTATGCCATCTTTAACTATGGCTGTTTCTGTACCTAAAATGCTTCCTGTAAATCCTGCGCTTCCATCGGACGATTTATAATGACCTTGAATACCTCTTGTTGATGTTATATACCCATCAAAATTTATTCCTAAACTCGCATCTATTACTTTATTGCTAAAATTTAAGGCTCCATTTTCTAAATAAACTATATTATAATCAGCATTTATCTGATTTCTAACAGAAACTAAATCTCTGTTTATTATAATACTTTTTGTATATCCATTACCTGCTGTATAACTAGAGGTTATTCCGCCAGCTGAGCCTAGTGTCAAAGCGCCACTAACCGTAAGATTACCTAATATGCCGCTATCAGCTTCTATCTCGCCTTTAATAAAGGCAGAGCCATTTGATAATACTCGGATATTTGAGGTAGCTGTGGTTTGACCTGCTTCCCCAGCAAAAAACCCTGCTGTACTCATTACAGCGCCACCATTCGTTGTACCGTTTAAAGCATCTTCAATAGTTTCAAATCTTCCTGCTGTTCCTGTGAATGTAACTGCTTCAACTATTTTACCTTCACCTATTAGTAACTCTGTACCATCATAATGTATATACTTTTTACCGTTACCAACAGCAAGCTGATATACATTACCAGCTGCGCCCAAATAAAAGCCCGAGCCTGTACCAACCAAGCTTGGCTCGTAAGAATTACCGCGAATAAATCCATCGACCCCGACAATAATTCTATCATTGACAGTTAAAAAGCCTGTTGTGGCTCTAAGACTAGATAAATCATCTCCTATAATCTTATTGGCGTTAATTGAACCTGTTTGGAAGTCGCCATCTACAATGACCGTAAATTCTCTTATCCATGCGCTACCATCCCATACGTGTGGTAAATTCCTTGCTACACCGCCTACCTGCGTATCTTTAAGCCATCTATCGCCAATGACATATGTTCCTCCTGTTGGAGTTGTGGCTCCCTTGTATACTGCTATACCGCTAAATGTACTACCATCAATAGCACTAGCTACATCACTAATAAATGTTGAATTACCAACAACAATAGCCGATACCGCATTTACTACATCTGCGTTTAGCTCGTTTGTTGTAACGCTATTATTTATTAAACGGCCACCATCTATTCTAGTTGAATCCGTAGAATCAGCGTTCCAAATTGTTACCAAGCCCGCTAAATCAATATTAGCACCCGCTATCTTTATATTAGTGGTTGGGTTAGTACCATCAATCGCAGAAACTGTGATAGACGCTACGTTACCCGCGCCCACACTAGCCCTCATAATCGTGGTAGCCTGTATGGTATCAACCTCTCCCTCAACAGCGGTTACACTCGTACTAAGTGTTGCAATTGCCGATAAGTCTATACCATTTAAAGCCGATTCAAGTGTAGTTATAGCGCTATTGGCTGTAGAAATTTGCGTTAGCGCGTTAGAAGCATTGGTTGAAGTGGTGCTTAAGTTTGTGGTAAGTGTATTTATTGCACTATTAGCGGTTGTAATTAAGCTTAAAGCGCTTGAAGCGTTACCCGCTGCGCTTTGCGCTTGAATTAAAACTTTTTCAGGCGAAATTTGCAGCTGAGATTGCTGACTAACTTGGTCGTGTACAATTTTAGCGCCTTTATAGGCTTCAATATATTGCGACTTTATGGAAATTGAAGTATCGCCTGCTCTGGCAATGGCAGAAAGCTCTATAAAATAGGGCTCTTTACCGCTTACAAGTAAAAGCCTTGATGCTTTGGGTAAATCAATCCGTAAAGGATTACCTAAAGCTATTGCAGACGTTTCCTGATTAATATGGCTACCAACAATAGCTATAATAGAATTTTCAAAAGCGGTTAGCATTTCTTCTATACTAGCATCAACATTCGCTTCTTTTGCTGCAAATAAACCAGTCGCTATTTGCTTCGGGAAAACGCTTACAAAAGGTGCGGCAGGATCTGAAATTCTATCTACATTTGTGTTTTGAACAACGCTAAAAAGCTCGGTATAATTTACGATGTCGTAAGCCTCATCTGAATCAAGCCATGCCTCCAAAGTGTTACTAGTGATTGTATTGCGGGCTTTATCATAGTAAAAAATACGGGGTTCAGGGTCTTGCTCTGTGTAATCAATTTCGTAGGCAAATTGTCCGTCAGCAACCGTAAATCGTGTTCGATCTCTTAGAATGACTTGAATATCAGACCACTCAACAAGAACATCCGTCTGTATGTTTGTGACCTCAATTGCGCCCACCACTTCTTTTACTTCTACGGGTCTAACTAATGCTTGTGCGGTAGACCTCGCTAAAGAAGCTAATTGGCCAGCTCGATTAGCGAAATCAGTAGCGTTTCTCGCTTTAATATCATTGGCTTCTAACACATCATAGATTCCATCTACAATACGCTGCTGCTCGGCATTAAATGAGCTAGTATTTTGTGGACGTAGCGGGGTTCTCTGGTTTCTATTCTTCGACATTAGGCAACCTCACTCTAAAATAAACGCTATCTATTGTCTCAAAATAACCCAGTAAAAGCTGAACAGATTGTACTTTCACGTTATTCACAAAGCGTATAACATGCGTATCTCCGTCCGAAGTAAGTGTTACCGCTGTATTACCACCGCTAGGAGTTACTTCTATCCAATTTCCCCCATCAAATCGGTAAAAAATACTCTCCCCTCGTGCGGAATCTCCGCTATGAATCTGCCCTCGAATAATAGCTTCATACAACCAAAACTCCCCGTTATCGCTATTAAATGTATAATCGTATGTTACTA